CAGGCGGGCGACCGCCTCTGTCCGGTCTGTATCGGAAAAAGAGTCCATTCCGACCTTGGGGAAGGTTTTTCTTAAAATTGGCTTAATAATGATCGGTTTGGCTATTGCGGCATGGTATCTGTTTAGGGACAAGTCATAAAAATACTTATATCTATAAAATAAAAATAGGGAAACTTGCTAATTATGTAAAGTTTCTCTATTTTTGTGTCATATGAATTATATAGTCATAATGGATATAACAAACAGATATAAAATACAAGAGTTTATTGATAAGCATCCAGAGGCAGAAAAAATGTTTAATAAATGGATAAATGATATTTTAATTGCAAATTGGAGAAATCATGCAGAATTAAAGCAAATGTACGCCTCTGCAGATTATGTAGGCAATAACAGATATGTATTTAATATAAGGGGAAACAAATACCGGCTTGTAGCTGTTGTTGTATTTTTTATGGGTGAACTCAATGTAAGATTTGTCGGAACTCATAAAGAATATGATAAAATAGATTGTAAAACGATATAAAATGAAAAATTATGACAATGAAAAAGATAACTACAGAAACTGAATACCGGAGTATTTGCGCGATGATGGATGATATCATTGCAAAAGGAACGGCTCTTGGTGATATGGAAGCTTTACCTCAGACCGATAAAGATGAATATATGCGTTTGTCTTTATTGGTGAGAGAATGGGAAAAGATACACTATGCTTTTCCTCTTACAGCTAATCCTCTGATAAGAACAATACAAGAAAGAATGGTTGAACGAAATCTGAAACAGCGGGATACAGCCGCTCTGTTGGGAATCAACGAATCTCGAATGAGTGATATTTTAAAAGGAAAACGTTCTATTAGTATGCGCATAGCAAAACGACTTCGGAAAGAATTGGATATTCCTGCTGATCTTATTATAGATAATGCTTGATATGCTTACAAAAATTATAACTGAAGACGACTATAAAGCGACAGATAATGCTTTACAAGCTATAATTAAAAAGGGTGCTTCTTTAGGAGGAATGGACTTTTTGCCCGATTCCGATAAGATGGAATTTACCCGATTAGGTTATATGATCAAGGAATGGGAAGATATATACTATCCTACTCCTATTATTGTCAGCCCTTTAGTGAAAAAAATAGAAGAGCGCATGAGTGCCCTTAACTTGAAACAACGAGACACAGCCAAACTGCTCGGAATTTCCGAAGGACGCATGAGTGAACTTTTAAGCGGAAAACGTAGGGTAAGTATCCGCATTGCTAAACGCTTGAGGGATAGCCTCAATATAAATTCAGACTTTATTCTCGATAACTTATAAAATTGAAATATAACGCAGTATCCGTTCATTGATACTATTTGATTATGACCGGTTGCTCAGGAGAATCTTTTCCTGAGCAACTTTTTTTTATGCGGCTAACCGTAAAGACAGCCCTGCCGAAACGGTAGGGCTGCTTGCTTCCGACCTTAAGGGAGGCTTTTCTTAAAATTGGCTTAATAATGATCGGTTTGGTTATTCCGATCATATCCTTATTTAAAGCTAAACCGTTGAAAATAAATGATTTATATCTTGCGCTATCTCCTTTTCGATGCTATCTTTATACTATAAATAAAACGCTGGAATAGAGGTATTTATAGTATATACGACGCTCCCGGTTGTATATTGGTTATATTTTTATAGCGTATATGTTTTGCAAAAATCCGGGAGCAGGCAGAGAGGGGGACGCCGGGAGGCAGAGCCCTTTCGCTCGTCTCCGTATCCCGTAAATGTATTCTTCTGATTACGGCTCTTATTTAAAGCTAAACCGTTGAAAATAAATGGTTTATATCTTGCGTTATCTCCTTTTCGATGCTATCTTTATACTATAAATAAAACGTTGGAATAGAGGTATTTATAGTATATACGACGCTCCCGGTCATACGGCATCTATATATTTTATAGAAATCGAATGTTTTGCAAAAATCCGGGAGCAGGCAGAGAGGGGGACGCCGGGAGGCAGAGCCCTTTCGCTCGGTTCGTTACCTAAAATGTATCGGTTGGCTAAACCGATCATTATTAAGCCAATTTTAAGAAAAGCCTCCCCTAAGGCCGGAAGCAGTGGTATGTGATAAATTTTAATATTGTATTTATATTTTCAGTTTAAAAAATTGGAATACGGAAAATTTTAATTACGTTTGCAAAGCAGAACAATCGAACTAAATATATTAATGTCGTATGCAGTCGAGGAAAATCAAAGCCTCCGCTGTTTGATACGGCATTTGTATATTTACAATGTTCGATGTTTTGCGACTGGCAGCGGAGGCTTCTTTATATTAACCCCAAAAAATAAAAGAAGCCATGAGTTTAAAAAAACGCTATCATGAAGTTGTTGTTTTATTACACTGTAAGGAGTTCATTAGGGCAGTGATGCCATTATTTCCCGATTGCCGTCGAGAAACGATCTTCCGTTCCGAAGATCCCTGTTCCGGAAAGTTCCCTTTCAAGATCTGTGCACCGGAGGTTGCCGGTGATTTGCCGGATGATCTCTGTAAGATACCATTCGGGTTATACTCGTCACGTTATGATTATACAATCCGAAACAGCCGGTTCTCGGTCTTGGAGTCGGATTAATCCTTTTGGAATTGAAATTTTTTGAATCCGGAATTTTTTTGTTATGTTTGCAATGCAAAACAATCGAATTAAATATACTAATGTCGTATGCAGTCGAGGAAAATTAAAGCCTCCGCTGTTTGATACGACATTTGTGTATTTGGACACATGTTCGATTGTTTTGCGACTTAACAGCGGAGGCTTCTTTTATATTAACTTGAAAAATGAGAGAAGCCATGAATTTAAAAACACGTTGTTGCAGAGTTATAACCCTGTTCCTATATAAAAAGTTCATCCCGATAGTAATAACATTATTTCTTGCAGGTCGCAAAAAGACAGATACCTGCTTTCTCAAGAATAAACCATGTGAACCCCTTTCTAAAATTCCCGAGCTAAAGGTAATAAATAAAACGATATCGGATATTCCGGATGATAAATTTCGGGTTTCGTTCGGCCTTTATCTGTCGGGATATGATTATGAGGAGATCGCCGGCATTATGAACCTCCCTCTCCATGAGGTCGAGTATAGCATACGGTTTGTCAAGGAAAAGCTGTCGTCCGGTCGCTGAATTGATTTTGACGGAATAAAGGCTTACCGAATAATGTATCATATATCTCGTTGTTAAATGATATTAATAATAATATCATTATTCTCTTCTTTATTTGTTGATGATATTACTATTAATATCTTTGTGGCGTACTAATCAAATAAACGATGAAATATTCTGAAATTCACAAAAAATTGAAGGCAAATGGATGTTATCTTGTAAAAAATGGAGCAAATCATCCTCATTGGTTCAGTCCGATAACCGGACTTATCTTTCAGACAAGTTATCACGAAAGTGAAGAGGCCAAAACCGGGACAATGAAAAAGATCAGTAAACTATCGGGAGTTAAATTGTAAATCCCACTTAAAATAAAATAATTATGAAAACAGTAGATGTTATAATAGAGCGGGGATCGGACGGCACTTTCGATGCCAATATGGAGACCTATTCCGATCTTGAATTCGGATTGTTGGGACAAGGCAAAACGGTGGAAGAAGCGAAGGCGGATCTGATGAATTCATACAATGAAATAAAAGAAATATTTGCAGAGCAAGGAAAAGAAGTGGAGGATCTGAGGTTTGAGTTCAAATACGACATTCCTTCTTTCTTACAGTATTATGCCTTTGCTTTTACATTGGCCGGAGTGGAACGTATAACGGGAGTGAGTCAAGGACAATTGAGCCATTATATAAATGGAGTGCGAAAGCCCAGTGAAAAAACCGCAAGAAAAATACAAGAACGCATTCACGAATTTGCAAAGAGTCTAAGTCAGGTTCGTTTCGTTTGATTAGTACACTTACGAACACTTGATGTGTGAGGGTATTCTTATCCGAATACCCTCTTTTTTATTTTTTGTCTTGTCTTTTACAAATATATTCACCATATTTGTAAAAGACGATTAATGTGAATATAACCGGGCGCAGGCGGTAATATTCCCTAAAATATACCAATTGGTCAAAAGCTCGTAAAGTAAGAGGATGCGCCCTCTGAAATGCGGGCTTTGTTTTTAGTATGATTGATAAGACACAATTGGACGGACCTTTATCTGTAATATATTTTCATAATGTTAAAAGAAATCAGCCATTCGACACAGACTGGATATCCGATCTTTCAGAAGAAAAAATAAGGGAGATCGTAATGTTGCTTGAAGCGGATGGATACATTACCAGTCGTATAGCCAAAAAAGAATATCATGAATCATATATGTGCACCCTCACGAATAAGGGCGTTCAATTTTGTAATGCGGGAGGATATAAAAAACAGAAAAGCAATGAACGTAGAAAAATAATCTTATCGGCAATAGGAGTGATTGCTGCGATCGCAAGTATCATCGCCGTTATTTGGCAAATACTGAACTGATTAACAAAATAAGGTAGAGTATTAAGAGAAGTATGGCAATAAAAAGAAACGCTGTCAGAAAGAAGTCCGGATCTTTATACCATTTTATTTCAGGTTTCATAAACTCCTTGAATAAATAGCTGTTTTTTTCTTTTCTCATATTCTTCTCTTTTCTACAAAAATAGCTTTTTCTCTTGTTTATTTCAAATATGTTTCTCATATTTGCATCGCATTCCATTTGATACAGGCGAGAAGGCTCGCCATATTTGCTGCGGGCATTTTTTATGCCTATGGCTTTCGATATGAGTTCCGACCCCCGTGTGGAGCGTTAATGCGCCCACTGCCTGTATCAGGTGGAATGCAACGGGAAAGCGGAACTCTTTTTGTTCCCTTCCCGTCATGTAATCAATTTATTGTTTCATTTAAAAGCATTCCAAAATGACAAAAACAAGAACACTGACCGTCAGCGATCTGCTGGCGACACTCCCCAAGAGCACCCGTATACTGGGCTTTAAGTTTCACCGTCAAGACGGACTGTTATCGGGCAAGGTGGAGGCGTACCTTCACGGGCGATTCGAGACCTTTATCATCAGGGAAGGAGGCCGGTCATGAAAGAATCTGTAAATACCGGAAGCCACGGCTTCACTCCTGAAATGATGGCCTCCATCAAGGAATGGCGCGAGCACGGAACGCTCGCCGATCTGGACTGCATCTGCGACCGGATACTGCTCAATTGGGAAGGTATAGACGATTATTTAGATGTCAAGGCTACGCTGATGCTGTTATCGTCCTTGAAGAGACAACTGAAACCTTTCTTAACGTCAGAAACAGATAAGCCATGAAAAAGGAATTGAACGATTATAAGCAGGCGATCACAGAGCGCTATGTGCCTGCGAGGACGGTTGAAGAGTCGACGCACCGGTTATCGACCGAAGAGATTTGCGCGGCAGTCAATAAGATCAATCCGGGAGTGGATATTTCGGCCTCCGAAGTTTATGATCTGATGAAGTCTGCCGGCTTCCGATTCGTAGCCGTTCCCGGCACGATCGGGCTGCAATTTAAATGGATATTGATAGAAAAATAGTCCGTTCTTGTGCGAAACGGGGTTTTATCTCGACGGATAAAGCCCCGTTTGTCATATAATAACAGTCCGGTTTGACATCAGAAAAACAGCTATCCTGCTGACTTACAGTCATGCAATGCCGTCTTGGGAAAAAACAAGCCTTTTTATATAAAAGCTGAGAGGACGACGCGCTGAGAGTAAGATATGCGTTGCATTTCCCGGACGATCCGGGAAATATGACGCCCCGTCTCCCCGCTGTCCTTTCCCGCCACCGTTCGGGACGCTATTTTTGGACTATGGAACTGATCAACGGCATAGATGCCCTTCGATGGGCTAAAGAGATATCGAAGCTGCCCGATGGCTGCTTTACGATTGCATTCTTCCCTTACTCCCGTAAGAAAGGCGTATCGTCATACCGACTGAAGACCTTGAGCGGCTGCAAGTACCGGACTCAGTTGCCGGACGAACGCTTCTCTATCGACAGCGACAACCTGTTTTTATTCTACGATGCCGAGGGCAGCCCCAAGTGTTGTTACCGGATCTTGATCCGTTACATGGGCTTCCCGCAAGATAACTTCAAACTAAAACGTATAACATGGCTTTGACGGACGACAGTGAAATAAAGCTGATGGGTAACATGGGCTGTTACTTGGACGAAAACAACATCATCTCGTTCCAGACCGGGATGTCCCTGTCTGTGGCGGATACTCCCGACTTCGCCCCGGACAATATCGTCTGGAGACAACCGGATGTGCAATGGCTCAATGTATGTGGGTATAACGTGTGTGCCCGGGGTGCAAACAACCGCCTGTGCGAGGAGATAGAACAGGACATAAAACGCAACCGCCTGCTTCCCCGTCTGATAAACAAACAGGTGAACATGCTTTATGGCAAAGGACCTGCCATATATATCGAAGGGAAAGAGGGTAATAAACCGGTGCGTAACTGGACCGGGCAGCCCGATATACAGCAGTGGCTCGACAGCTGGCAAGACAATGGGCTGGAAATGTCTTATAAAGATTATGCCTTGGCGCTGATCAAGCGATACTACTTTTTCAGAGATTACTTTACGAAATGGAGGATGTCTTCGGGACGGATTATCGGACGTGTTCCCGTGGCCGGTCTCGAACTGATGGAGAACAAGCATTGCCGGCTGGCGACGACAAAGCGGGATGTGGTTACTTCGTTGGTGCAATATAATGACTTCCGGTATATTGCTACCGGAAACTGGAACTACGGGGCGGCACAATTCAAGATATATCCCAAATTCGACCTTCGGGAGGTCGGCAATTACAGGTTTGCCGCCATCTCTCATCACCGGGAAAGCTCGGTCGGCGATTTCTACGGCTGCAATGAGACGCATGAGGGAACGAAGCCTTGGATAAAAGGGGCGAACGAATCGCCGGAATATATCAATTCTTTTCTTAAAAACAGTCTGGCCGCCAAGGTACATGTGGTTATCCCCGCCGCTTGGATAGAGGCGAAGCGCAAACAGATAAGCGCCATTTGTCAGGAAAATGTTCTCCGGAAAAAGGATAATAAAGAGTTGTTTACTTACAACGGCATCGATGTGGGTACGAAATTCAGCGAATCATCCCTGATCAAGTACATGAACCTCGAACTGCGCCGGCTGTCGAAATACCTCTCCGGAAAAGACAATCAAGGCAAGGCCTACGCAACTACCTCTTTCCGCACCGGAGCGAATGAAGAGGAACGCTGGCGCATCGAGACGGTAGACCTGAAATATAAAGAGTATATCAGTTCATTGATCGAGTATGACAAGCGTGCCGATGAAGTGCTGCTGGCCGCTGTGGGGATGGACTCTTCCATTTCGAGCGTGAGCAAAGACGGCGTGATCAGTAAATCGGGAGCAGACGTGTATTACAATTATCTCATTTATCTGCTGACCCTTACTCCGGATGACGAAAAGTGTTCTGAGGCGTTCAATATGGCGATCCGGGTCAATTGGCCGGAGCTGTATGCACAAGGTTACCGTATCGGATATTACCGGGAGACTCCGAGCCGGCAGGAGGAAGTATCGCCGGATAACCGTTTAAACAAGCAGGAAGTATGAAAAAAGTATTGGAAGAACTATTCGTTACCGTTCAGGACTTCAGGGAGACCGTTCCGGGCATCGACAGCCAGGTGAATTTTGCCGACCTGAACAGCTCGGCCGTTTCGGCAAAGAAAATGGTCGTCAATATCATTACGGCAGCCGTTTACAGAGAAATCGTGTCCGGAGGAGAAACGGATGCTCTCTCTTATCTGAGATCGGCCGTAGGCAATGCGACCAAATACAAGGAGAATATATTCGAGGTGCTGAAAAAACGCAAGGCCGACGGAGGGGACATCTACAAGTATGAATTGGAAGGCATGCGACGGCAGTATATCGATAACTACTATAATGCGATGGACTCGCTGATCGCCGAGCTGGAGAATTTCGAGTCATGGAAATTGTCTCCCTATTACCGGCTTCGGGAAAAACTCCGGATCAAGACTGCAGAAGAGTTTGACTCTCTGTACCCGATAGATTGCTCATATCTGTTCTTTTTCCGGACGACGCCACTCCAACGAGAGGTATTGTCCGACACGATAGGGGCATATTTCAACCGCATCGAGGGGCGTGAAGCCGACTTCGAAGACAAACTCAAGTTGGCATTGGCATTGACGGTCGTGGCTCTGGCCATCTCCCGGTTCGACATTATCGAGTTGCCGGCTACCATCCGGAGTCTGTTCGATGACAGCAAGGCTTCCCGGAACGGGCAGAACGAACAAGACCGCCTGTTGACGTTGGCGGAGTCGTTGATGAACAAGTCTTCTGAAATATTGAAAAGCGTGGACATGGCGCTGGACGAGTCCGGGACGGGAGATATTTGTACCGAGACATCGTTTGCCCGTCCCGATGATAAAATTTATTTGATGCCATGAAGAGAATAGAATTTGTCGTTAAAGATAAGACGTACGGCATACCGAATGCGTGGGAACTGCTGACTCCGGAGCAATATATGGATGTCTGCCGGTTACTGGTCGATTTTGCGGCCGGAAAATATTCGGTCATGGAAGTCAGGTTGCGGTATGTTTGTCAGATGATGGGCTGGAATCCGGACAAGGTCAAAGGTGATGTCGCTTGGCAAAATCTGTATCTGCTGGCTCGGCAGGCGGACTTCATGTTTGAGATTGTCTATCCTGCCGGTACGCTGGACGGAGTGCCGAAAGACATTCGGGAGCAAGCCCGGAAGACAGAACCGGCCGACTTCCCGCCGGCATATTCGCGGTATTTATCGAAACAAGAGTATAAATACCGTATCGACGCTTGTTTTGCCAAGCAGCTGATCCCCGATTTTATATTCGATAAGCAACAATACCGAGGATATGAAATCAGGACGGATTTTGACCGGATCACCTGCAACCTGACAGCCGTTCAGTTTATCGAGGCACGGCAGATTTTATCCGAAATACACGGTTCGACCGATAAGCTGCCCCTGCTGGCCGCCATTTTATACCATCCCGGTACATACAGTTCCGCCGGCGCTCACCGGCTGGCCGGGTCTTTTAAAAATCTCGATCCGGTACTCCTTCAGGCCATATCGATCAATTTCCAGGCATTTACGGCGTTTTTGTTTACCCGGACACCGTTTTCCATCTTATCGGCCGGCAAGGACGAGCCGCTTCCGGCTATCTGCACCGGTATGCTCGAGAGCCTCTATAACCTGTCTCAAGACGGCATCGGTGACCTCACGGCCGTAGAGCGTATGGATTGCATCACGTACTTGATTATCCTCCGTAAGAAGCTGATCGAGTCGGTAAAGACGATGCGGAATTATAAAATAGAAAAGACGGAAATCTCCGAAAAGACCGGATTACCGATAAAAATCATAAACAAAATATTGTCATGAACAGAAATATTATCATCGATCTGTTTTTATACTTCGCCCGTTTTCCACAACGGCAGGGAGTACTCGATATCTTCAACAAGGGGCGTTCGGAGATACCCGGATACGACTCTTTGAAATCGCTTGTCGAATCGATGCCCGACACGCCCGTACTTCCCGAAGTAAGGGGATTTGTGTTCGGCCCTAACTTCGATGCCGTGAAAACCTGTGTCTCTCAACTGACCGGATATTACCTGTTTGTCGATTATGGAGATATAAAGACCGATACCGATAAGTCGAACCGGATTGCGGATACTTTTCAGGTGGCGGCTACGATTGCCGGAAAGACAACCGAATTTACCGGAGACCTCGTCGATCAGACCTTGATCTCGGCGAATACGCTCGACATGGTGACCCGGATGCGGAACTTGATGATACAGGAGCAACGGGAGCGTTATTCATTCAAGAAGATTTCGGACAAGCATTCCATAACGCCGTTTATCAGCCCTGAGTTCGAGTCCATAGGCTGGACGCTGATGTTCGACCGGCAGGCATTCGACCTGTTCGATGCGAAAAAGATGTCCTTTTCGGGCGACCGGGAAATAGATAATTTTGGATTATGAATGAGTTACTGATCATATTGACAAGTCTTTTCGGCGGGCTGAACATCTTTCAGTTCTTCTTTTTCAGGGCAGAAAAGAGAAAGGCTTTCGCACAAGCCGACAGCATGGATCTGGAGAATGCTCGTAAGGCTCGGGAGATACATAAGGACGATTATGAGCATCTGTCTAAAAAATGCGACAAGCTCACACAGGATTATTTCCTGATGCTCGAGAAAGCCCAGAAAGCAATGGAAGAGGTCTCCGAGCTGAAATGTGAGATCGCCTACCTTAAAGGGCTACGGTGTTACGTCACCATTTGTCCGAACCGGATACAGCGGAAAGAAGATTTTAATAATACGAAAAATAACGTACAACAAAATGGCTGATATAAATAAACTCGTTCCCATTATCTTCAGATGGGAAGGCGGATGGGCCGACCACAAGGCCGATAAGGGCGGTAAGACGAACATGGGTGTCACCCTCGCCACATGGAAAAGTTGCGGATATGATAAAGACGGAGACGGTGATATCGATGCCGATGATCTCCGGCTGATCACGAAAGAGGATGTCGTGAATCTGTTGAAAACTCATTATTGGGACAGGTGGCAGGCCGACCGGATACGCAGCCAGGGCCTTGCCAATATTCTGGTCGACTGGGTGTGGGCATCCGGAGCAAATGGTATCAAGATACCGCAACGGTTGCTCGGCCTCAAACCCGACGGAATTGTCGGACCGGTCACTTTAGATACTTTGAATTCGGTGAATCCGGTAAACTTCTTTCAGGTTGTTAAAGAAGAGAGGATCAGGTTCTGCCGGCAGATCTGTGAGCGTGATCCATCGCAGAGGGTTTTCCTGCAAGGCTGGATCAACCGGATCGATGATATAAAATATGTGTCATGAAAGTGTTTGCGTTTTCATATTTTGTTGTTTTGGTTGGTGTTTGCTTGCCGGGATGCCGTGTGCACCGGCAAGCTTCATTAAGTACCGACCTGCAGGAAAACGCTACCCGGATTTCACGCGCTACCCGAATTCATGAAGATACCGTCTCTGTCGTGTCGGTTGCGACCGGCTCTTCGTCCGGAATTGAATGGAAATACACTGAAACTTACTATCCTTCCGTTCCCGAAGATACCGTACCGAAATTGAAATCCCGCTCTTGGGAGGGAAAGCGGACGTCTTCTGATACGAATGTCTATAATGCTCAAAATGCCGATCGTAAGACTGTCTTTCAGTTTGCTGATACGACCGACAGGCGGGGGGCCG